CTTGGAACCCATAGAACTTCGCAGCGCACCGCACCAGCTTCTTCACACTGCCGGGCTGGAGGCGTTCGGTCGGGATGCCGGCGCAGGCTTTCACGCAGGCGAAGAGTCTCTCACGATCCTGTGGGATGTATGCACCACGATCAATCTCATTTGCGATGTCCTTATCCACAAAGTCGACGAAGTCGGGGGTGGGGGTGGGCATCACTTCGCCTTTCTCTTGGGCATGGGGTACGGCTTGCCGGTCGGCTTCGCGGAGGGGTCGGTGGCGAGGATGAATCGGTTGAATGCGTCGGCGTTCTGGGTGGGCGTCTCGGCGTCCAGAAATCCACTTTCTATGCGAAAGCATGAATCTTCAATCGAGTCCCAACCGAATACGAAGTCCTCCCACCGATAGCACCCAGGAGCGTGCGAGCACGGCAGCCCCACGCTGTCCATGTATTCCCGCGTGCAGTGCTCGGGCTTGAGGATCGGGACGACGTACCGCTTCTTCTTCGCCATCACGGGGTTCCTTTCTGGGCTGCGGCGATTTCGTCAATAGCCGCGTTGCAGCAACAGGGAACGCCATCGTCGTCGAGTTCCCAATCGAGACCGCACAGCGAGCAGACTTCCTTCGACCTGCAAACAACGGACGACCCGATGACGTTTGACGAAATAGCCATCGCCGCGCCGATGATGCCGCGACGAACCTCGTCCGCCACATCCCGCACCGCCGACACTCGGTTGCCGGGCTCCCAGAGAAACCTAATGTCTGGATTCATTTCGATGACCACTTCCAAGTCGGTGACGACGGTTTTCTTCGCCATCACCGCACCGCCTTCGAGCGGTCGAGGTGCAGCGTCACGTCAACCGTGCCGACGTGGGTGAAGGGGCCATAACCAAGAACACCCGTTGCGGCGGTGAGAGCGTTCAGCCTCGTGTCGAGGATGGAGGTGCATACGAGAAGCACGCATTCGCCTCCGCGGTTATCCCGATACAGCCCCTCCGGTGCGGTGCCGTTCTCCAGTTCCTCCCGCGTCCAGGTGCGGGGCTTGGCCGGTGCGGGCGGGTTCACTTCGACGATCTTGCAGTTCATGGGGCCTCCTTGGTCACGGTGCGATTCCGCACTTCTCGTAGAACTCGATTTCGGTGACTATTTTTGTGGCTACAACTCCGGCTTGCGAAATCGTCATGGTGTCTCGACCACGGCGAGATGCGGCAAGGGCCTCAAGTAGCATGCTCCGGTTCTCGAATGACGCGAACGCAAGGGCATCTCGCACGAGCTTTCGTACCGTCGATGCGCTGTGCCCCATGTCTCTTGCACACTCGCGTATCGGCTCCCCGCTCAGTATCGCGGTCAGTGCTTCCTCGCGGCGTTCTCGCGGCAACTGGTTCATGGCGTTCCCGCTTCACATCATCACCCCTTCGGCAGCAGCCCGACCTTGCGGGCGATGCGGTTGAGTTCGGCAGCCACGATCTCCGGGTCGGTGGAGTCGTTCCAGTTGACGAACGCGCCGCCATTGATCTTGCAAATCTCGCGCGAGAACGCCACGGCATTGTGGTGTTTGCCGCCGATGCGTTCCTCAACCCACCACTCCCAACCAGAAATGCAGCACGGGCCACCAACCTCGGAGTGGCAGTTACCGTCCCTGCCTTGACAGATATCCCGCGCCTCGAACGGGCGCGACAGGTGCGGTCGGTCAACGGTCGTCGTCATCGCTCACTTCCTTTCGCTTGAATCCGCCCGCCGATGAATGTCCAGCGTCGGACGGAAGGCCCGCAACACGCGGGGCCGTGGGCTATCGGTCGTCGGCGTTGTGGTCCTTGAACTCCGCAGCAACGCCCGGGCTGTTCCCTCTCCGCCCGATCTCGCCGGTTCCGGTGCGGCTCATGGTTCGCACACTGGCGTTCTCCCAATACTGCTGGCGAATCGGTTTCAGGACTTCCTTCTTGCACGCCGGGCAATACCTTTCGCCGTCTATGCGGTTTTGCCCATCGCAACGCTCGCACTTCTTTGGTGTCGCGTCCATGATGTCAACTTACCCCGAGTTCTTGAGCCTGTCAACCCTACGGCAGTTGTCCACAATGGCCTCCGAGAATGCCCGAAGGTCACGATACCGTACCGTCACCAGCCACTCGTCGCGGTTACGGCGGTGCCACACGGACGGGATCGCCCCGACAGCATCCCGAACGGCCTGGGACATCGCCTTCCAAATGTTCAGCTTCTCGGTCCGCTTGACCTCAATGTGAACGCCGTGTAGGCCCACCACGTCAGCCGTACCACCCTTGCCGCATCGCTGGGCCGTGCGCTCGGCGTGCTCACAGAAACCGTCGTCCACAAGCATGTGCGAAACTTCGCGTTCGCCTACACCACCCTTGTCCCGGCTATTGATCGCCATCTGGGTTCTCCCTATCCCATTCACGCATCTTGCGGAACGCCGATGCCTCCAGTTGGCTTGCACGCTGCACCGATATCCCCATGATCGACGCCGCCTGCGCCAGCCTCATCCTCGGCTCCAGCTTCCACTCCCATTCGTCCCCCTCGATCGGCATGCACGCCTTCCGGTCGGTGTTACCGTCGCCGAGTTCGGGATCGTCTCCGAATACTCCGTAGTAGTCGATAGCATGCAAATAGGGGGCATCTTGCAAGTATGCAATCCGGTTGTCCCAGAACTCGCGCGCAGTACCAATCACCATGCTTCTCCAGTGTTGTGGGTTTGACGGTCAGAATGGGATGTCCTCCTCGGTCACGGTGTGCGCCGGCGTGACCTTCTTGTGGTTGATCACGTCTCGGAGGTTGGGACTAGGCTCCACGATCCTGCCCCGTCGAGCCGGTCCATGATCGCTAGCACCATCTCCGCCGTCAGCACCCCCGTCCGACTTTCCTCCGAGAAACTGAAACTCGCGGATGTTCACGATCGTCTTTGATCGCCGCCCACCCCCGTTCTTGTCCTCCCACGTCTGGACATCCAGCTCGCCTTCAACGTAGATCGGGTTGCCCTTCTTGGCGTACCGCGCGATGATCTCGGCGGCCCCACCCCACGCCTCGCAGTCGATAAACGTCACCTTTTCCTTCTGCTCACCATCCTTCGTCGTCCATTTCTTGTTGATCGCCAAAGAGAATCCGGTCTTCGACGTGTTGCCCACGCCCACGATCTCCGGGTCTTTCGTCAACCGGCCAATCAGCATCGCCTTGTTCAGATTCATCCGTTGATTCCTTTTCGTCTTCCAAATCCAGACACGCCACCATCAACCCACGCAACTCCGGGTCACGCAGGCACCCGACGCAAATCTTGACAAACGCCGCCTCTTCAATCTGCAATACCGCCTTCGCGCTGATCCCCATGATATCGGCAACCTGCCTCACCGACAGAACGAAATCCCCGGTCACTATCACGACGACACCCCCGCCATGAACCGGACGTTCTCGCCCTTCCATTGCGTATGCACGATCCCTGTGCCTCCGTTGCGGTTCTTCGCCACGATGATATCGACGGCGTTACGGTCCGATCCGTCTTCCTGATGCCACGGGTCGGAATCATCCGGGTGATAGTAACCCTCGCGGTGCAGAAGGATCACAGCGTCGGCATCCTGTTCGATCGCGCCCGAGTCCCGCAGGTCGGAAATCCTCGGCACGTTCGTCTTCTGCCCCTTGTTCGACTTACGACCCTCATTCTCGCGGTTCAACTGGGCCAACGCCACCACAGGAATCTGCAATGACTTCGCCATCATCTTGAGGCTGCGAGAGATCAGCGTCACTTCCTCGTACCGCCTCACGCCGGGGATGCCGCCAGCAAGCAACTGGAGGTAGTCAATCACCACTATGCCGATCCCCTTGCGCCGGGACATCCGCCGCGCAATCGCCCGCACCTGGGCCATGTTGCAATCGGCCCGGTCAAAGACGTACACCGACTCAGCCTCGGGCGACTCACGCAGCTCGTACACCCGGCGCATCCCATCCTCCGACAGCGTACCAAGCAGCACACTCGGCAGGCTCGCCGGACCCAGCATGGCAATCGCCCTTTGTGCCAGCGATCGCGCCGACATCTCCAGCGACACAAACAGCACGGGCACTCCGGCACGACTGGCGCTGAAACACCAATCCAGCCCGAACGATGTCTTTCCCATGCCCGGTCTACCCGCGACCACGATGAACTCGCCCGGCTTGCAGCCGCCCGTGAGCAGCGTATCCATCCCCGGCCAGTGCGACGGCACCGCGTGGTTCGCCTTCTCGTCCCCGTTCTTCACCGCCTCGATACGCTCGGCCTCGGAGGCGATCAGCTCCGACATCGGAACAATATTGTCCACGCCCCGCGTCCCGCACGCGAGGAACATCCGCTCTTCGCACGCAGCGATCACCTTGTCAACGTCCGCCGAGTCTCCCGCGTTCTTGCACTCGTGGTCGATGGACGCCGCCGCGTCGATGACCTTGCGAAGTCGGTGCTTGTTGCGAACGATGCGGGCATAGTGGACCGCGTTCACCCCGGACGGCGTGCCCACCGCAAGCCGTTCGAGGTAGTCCATCCCGCCGATCGCCGTGAGCGATAGATCGTCCTTCAATCGCTCAGCAATCAACACAAGGTCGCCGGTCCGCCGTTCCTCGTACACCGACCGCAGCGCGAGGTAGACGGCCTGGTGGGCCGGTGCGTAGAACGCATCCGGCCCGGAGATCAGATACGACACGGTATCTATCTCGTCGGGCTTGAGGATAAGCGAGCCGAGCAGGGCCATCTCAGCTTCTACTGAATGCGGCGGCAACATGTCTTCTGGGTACTTCGCGGAACTCACGGATTACACCACTTCCCGTCGTCGCCCTTGCGCCAGCCCTGCGATTCGAGGTAGTCCGCCGACGCCTCTTTGTCGCCCAGCCATCCCCAGGTCCGCATCTGGGCGTCGGTGTACCCCTTCTCAATCTTCGCCACCATCCGCTCCGGCGTCCGCTCCACCGGGCCACGCTTGCGCCAGTCCTGCATCTTCTCGCGCTTGCTCTCCCTCGCCTCTTCCGTCGCCTTCTTTCGCTCAGCAACCGTGCGATGGTCGGGGACGTGCCGGAGCAGCTTCGGGAAGATCATCATGCCGGGCTTTGTCGGGTGGGCCTCGATCCACCCATACGCCTTCAACTCGTCATAGAACTTGGCGTGACCGAACAGGGTGTTGATATCGCTCGGCCTGCACTGGACCTCGATATCCTCGTCACCGCTCCGCTCGCCGTGCTGGTGGGCGTAGAGCCAAAGGTGACAGAGAATCCCGATGACGTGGTATCGCGTGATACCCAGGGCGTCTGCGATGAACTGCACGCGCGGGTCGGCGAAGAGGTCCGACCGCATGATGATCCACGATTGCACGCGGCCTCCCTGCCGATGGCGTCACTCCGACCACAACCCAGACTCGACCACCGACAGCGAATCCAACAGCGACACCAGCGCCGGGTTCGGCAACTCAGACACCCTGCCCTCGACGCCGAGCGATCGGGCGACCTCGACGCACCGGGCACCAAAGCCGTCGTCGGATCGCTTCATCCCCGTCACCCGCTCCATGTGCCCCATGATCCCGCCCAGGACCGCCGAGCGTGATGGGGCATCCGTGGTGGGGGCATCAGCCTTCGACGTGTCGGCAATCTCTACCGGCTCGTACAGACCACTGACCTCGGGGCACGCCTTACGGAGCGCAATGGCCTCGGCGCACTTCGCGCTCTGGTTGCGAGGCATCTTCTTCCACATTGGATTCGTTTGCGCGTACTCGTCGAAGTGTACCACACCCCAAGTTGGCTCGGGGCAGTCGCGCATCCACACGCCAACCCGTGCGGCTACCGGCGTCTTGTTCGCGGGCCACACATCGCACCACTCGCCGTCGTCACCAGCCCATTGCGGAGCCGTGATACCCAAGAACCTCGGATTGCGAGCCGCCTTCGCTCGCAGGCCGTCGATCCCAACCATCGGGATGATTCTTCCATCGCGCAGTTGGGGGTAGATTTGCCGCGTGAATGGCGACAGGTCGTATTCCCGGCATAGCGTCTCGAACTGGTCAACCTGATCAGCGTTGAGGCTTGGCCTTGTCATTGCCGCCACCATAGCCCGTGCCGACGAATCCCACGGCTCACGATCACTTACCATTCGCCACTTCCTTCCTCAGTCGTGTCAAAGTCCACCGAAACTTGCGGCACCTCGAACACCTTCCCGGCGTACTTCTCCGGGTATTCGCCCGTCAACTGAGCCCCGGTCAGCATCCGCGCCGCCTTCAACCGCTGCGCCGCCGCATAGTGCAACGCCCACTCGCCGAACCGGAACACCGCGACCTCGTGCGGGGCCTCGCTGCACACCAGCACAAACCAGAAGTCACGCCGTCCCATACCCGCAGCGTCAACCGCATCCGTGTAGTGGTCCGCCTGGATGTGGTAGCCAAACCCAAGCGCCTTGTACGCCCACGCTCGCGGGGATGGCGGCAGCGACCCGACCACCTTCACGTCGATGATCGGCGCGTCGGTGCGATCGGCCAGCCAGTCGATCCGTGCCCGGCAGTCCACGCCGAGCGCCGCGTCGGGCCACACTATCGTCAACTCGCCATTGCCGGGCTCGTCGAGGATCGGGCCGACGATGGGATTGTTGAGCACAACCGCCGCAATGCCAATCGCCCTATCGTAGTCACTCACCTTGATGAGCGTCTTTCGCTCATTGACAGCGACGGCCACAGCCTCCGCGTGCTCTTCCTTCCCGGCCTTTGTGCGCCGGTCGGCACCAGACCACACATGCACCTCGCGGCTCACATCGCCGAACAGCAGCGAATGAACCACCGTGCCCAAGTCCATCGCCTCGGTCGTGGTTCTCGGCTGCGTCCGCTCACGCCGGTACGCCGCCAACCCCCGCGCGTTGATCGCGTGAATCTGCGAGGCCGAGAGTTCCGGCATCGCGTGGTACTCGTGCGAGGGTAGGCCCTTGTAGACAGTTGCAGCTTTCCCAGCGAGACATGGTTCAAAGCCGCACAGCCGCGCGGCAAGGTCGGGCATGTTCATCAATAATCCTCCTGAACGTAACGGACCAGATACCCAAACACACCCGACGTAAGAGCCGCGACGGCGAACGGAACCCAAGAGGGAACTTCCGGGCGACACAGTGTCACAACCAGAAGAACGCTTGACGCGATGTAGCAAAGAAACTGGAAGAACAAAACAATCCAATATGCACGTTCCATCTCACTCTTCCTTCCCAGCAGCGTGCGCCGCCGCAATCGTCGCCATGATTCCGAACAACATCGAGAACGTCAAGCCGAGAATCGGTGTCACTCGTCCACCTCCGGCTTGGGATACATACCCAACGTCTGGCCCATCTCGGCCAGGCCGTCGAGCACCATCGCGCGAAGGTCGGCGAGTTCCTTCTCGGCACGTTCCGCACGGGCACGCCAACGCAACTCACTCTCGGCGCTGATCCCGAGAAGGCGGGCTTGTTCGAGGCATTCGGTGGTGGCAATAAAGCGTTCGTCATTTGCTCGCCGAAGTTCAACCATCACTTCGTCGTACCAATCACGAGGCACCGTGTCTCCACTCACCCCCCACCCCCGTTCGGCTTCACCTCGAACATTGCCGGGTTTGTCCCGATCGTCTTCGCAGCAAGGTCACACCCAGCCGTCACGTCCTCGTGCATGCTGTCGATCAGCCGACACGCATCCGCAGCGTCACGCCAGAACCGGCGATCCTCCGGCACCATCCCGTTGTTGATGTTCCGCCACTCGGCGAGAATCTTGTCGAACTGCCGACCATTCACCGCGTGGCGCTTGAACCACACGCCGACGATCGTGAACAGTTCCAACCGCTCAGGGGCAACCGCCGGTCGAGGCTCACGCAACGGCACCAGGTCATCCATGTGAGATGTCATCGGGGGCAACCCTTCCTGCCCGATAGGGCAAACCCGCCCAAGCGTGGCAACACCATGGAGAGCACGAATAGAACCAGCCGCCAAACCCCGGGCGGTGGGATGGTCCCACCACCCAGAGGAACTAGGAAGGAGCGTTGCACCAAACTCCCGCGCAGGCGTGGGGGCCGACACGGGCCGCGACCCGATGAATCAAACCCCCAAATGGCCCGTCGGCCAAATGGGGCTGCGGCGTCCCGCACAGTCTGAAAACCCACGCAACCACACTCCGAAGAGCGACGGTCTGGTTGCGTGAGCGAGGGCCAGGCACCACAGGTGTCGCTGGCTGAGGCAAGGCACTGAAACCCGGCGGCTCGCGTGAGCGTCACCGCCGAGCGGAAGTGAGAGAGCATGGAAACCCGGTCACGACCACACGCGGACCAGGGATGCAATAGGCGAGGTAGGGGGAGGGTGTGGGTTTCGGATCATCCGTGATACGGAATCAGGCAGGCTTGGTGAAGGGGACGAGGGTTGAGGGTAAGCCCATTGCCGGAAGCCCGACGTTCGCGCGCATTGCATCTAGTTTCTTGTCGGCAGTAAATGCGTCCGCCACCAACTTCTGCACGCACCCATCCTCGATGTCCTCAGTGGATAGGCCCAGCTCGTCGGCCATGTTCCAGAGTGCGGCAAGGCGGCGCGCGTTGGCGATGGCAAGGTCGCGGCGGTCATCGCGGATGCCGCGAATCTCCACCGAATACAGAATGTCGCCGATCTTGGGTGAGCCTGGTCGTTCCTGCCCAACCCATACGTTGCAGTCGCCGACTTCAACGCCGATCCGTCCCGGTGTGTTGGTCATGAGGCACCGCCGATCTTGTTGTAAAGCCCGACCTTGTTCTGCACGTTGATCATGCCGCACATCTCGCGGAACAGCCGATCAAACGCCTTTCCGTTGCGCGTCGCCATCGCATGTCCAGCGCGCATCATCCAGTTCTCGTAGTCGGCCATCCTTGCGGCCGCAGCCCTGATAACGGCAACATCGGCGTCGGTAGTTCCCGCGTCGTCCACGATTTGCTGCACACAAGACATCACAACCGGATACTCGGCACCGAACCGATCCCAATAATCTTCCTCGCCGCGTTTGAGAAGGAAGATCGTACCGATCCAGTTCGTCTTTTCAATGCGTCCACACTCATACGCACACTGGCACGCAGGCTCCGACTCGGGATTGTTCATCACAATGCGGTACTTCGTGCCGCTACTGCGATCCATCATGCTGTGCATGTGGTCTTCGGCCTGTCGCCTGCTCATCCCTTCGGGCAGATTCGGAACCTTGGTCCATCTGTCCGAAATCCACGGCGACTGCGACTCGATTGTGTACGTTCCGGTCATCGTCTCGTTCCTTCCGCCTCGGTCGAGGCCACCAGTTCCCCCGAAGATACTTCATCGGTTTCCCGGTGTCAAACGCTTTAAGGAGAATCCGAGTTATCCACAAAGAGATTGCCCTGGCGGTGGATTCGCACGATTTCCCGGACCCGGCGGTCCGAAAGCCCGAACGAAACCGCAACATCCTCGCACCGACCACCAGCGGCCACCGCCGCGACAATTTCCGCGTTCCGGTCGCCGTGCGGCTTCCGCCTCCACGGGGCACCACGCTTCGCCCTAGCCATCGCGGCGATCCCGCTGTCGCGGCCTGCGTACACCGCCCGGGCCACAGCGACAAGCCCCAACCGCTCACAGTGCAGGTACACCGCAAGGGCTGATTCGCCGAGGGCCTCGGCTGTCTCGCTGATCGTGCGGCCGGAACAGATCAGGTCTGCGATGGGGTCAGTTTGCATCGGGTTTCCTCATCCCGCATCGCGGGAACGAAATGCCAAGCCGCTTCCCACGGCGTATCACGGTCGTCTTATCCACGCCGAGCACACGCGCGATCTCCCGCGCGCGCATGCCCCGGCCCAACATCCACACGATCGCCTCGTTGGTGATGTGCGGTTTGCGCTTGCCGTGCGGCGCTCGCATGGTCACGCCCGACACCCTGACCGAGTAGTTCGCGGTGCTGTAGGCGACCCTGTGCTTGCGGCAAATCGCGTTGAGCGATAGCCCATCGGCGTAGTCGGAAGCGATGGCGGACCGCTCCGCTTGGGTCAAGAAACGCCTGGGCATGGGGTCAGGATACCATGTACCGATCGGTCTGTCAAACCCGCGATTTTGTGGCAAGTGTTGCATGGATGTCGAACTAGAAGAAAATCTCAAATATTGTGGGACACGCAAGAAAACTTTACACAAAAACCCATGATTTTAGGGAATAGCGGTTTGGACGCTGGAAACGCCGTTTGTAGCGTGGTCTGTAGCGTACCCCGTAACGACCCCGTAGCGTGGTCTGTAACGACCCTGTAGCGTACCCAGTAAGAGTGAGAGGGAAATGACCCCCCCCGGCCCCCCCTGGCGGGGGGGTGTGTTGTGGTAAGATCACGCGAGTCACCGGATCGTTTTGTGTACGCCGATGACACGGGGGAACATGAACACGGACAGCAAGTGGACGCACGTCATCTTTGGGCTCATCGCTATCGCAATGATCGGCGGGGCAACATTCATCTCTGGATGCTCGCTCGGTGACATCGTGAAGTCTCGCGTACCCAACGGCGCGCGCGGCTTCGAGGGCGGTAACGCTTTGCCGCAGACGCCATCGCACAATGAGTCGCTTGAGGCGTACGCGCAGTTCCGCTCTTCGGTCGAGGTCATCGACGAGCAATGGCGCGAGAACCTTGCCGCGTCGGGCGAGGTCATCGGCGCTATCACCGCGTTCGGCAACACGGCCATCTCACAACTCGGCGAGTCGCCCATTGCGATGACGCCGATCGGTGGCGTTGCGATCGGCGGGCTCGGCATGTTGTGGGGCCTGTTCATCCGCAAGCCGGGTGACGGCAAGAAGATTGACGAGTCGTATGATGATGGCTTGAAGGCTGGGCGCGAGGCTGTGGCGCAGGGTGTGCTGGCGGCTACGGCGAAGGTGGTGCCCGGTGTCTGATCCGAACCGCAAAGACCCGCTCAAGAATGCCGTCGATTGGTGCGGCGTGTGCATGGGCGACCCTGATGTGTGCCCGTGTATCGACTTCGGCGACAAGCCGACTGATAGCACGATCACGTTCATCGAGTGCCATCGCGGCGAGGGTCGGTGTCAGGCTATCGCGTTCGGCTTCGGATTCCTCATCGGGTGCGTGCCGTTCGCGGCGTACCTGTTCCTGGTGATTCGGTGAGCGACTTCTGGACCGGGTTCATCGCGGGCGTGTTCGCTATGCTGTGCGTCGCGTTCCTCGTGGCGTCGGTGTTCGCGGACGTGTCGGAGCTGGGGAAGCACAACAGGGACTAAGCATCGCCGCCACGGATGGCGGCTGGGGGATTGGTGGCGCTCGACCTACAACCGACGTTCGTATGGGACTTCAACTCGCTTTCGCAGGTACACCCGCGCGGGCGAGGGTATGCCGCCGACCTCACGCCGATCCGCATCGCTGGCGCGTTGCCGACCGTCAACCGCACCACAACCTCGCAGCTCTTCAACCACCGATTCGGTCGGGCCGATTGCCCCGAGCACGCGGCGTCAGCCGAGAACCCCGCCGGTGGGTTCTTCATCGGTATCGGCTACACGAACTGGATGCTGTCGGAGATGGCGCAGGGCCGGGCCGTGTGGGCGTACGTTGCCCAGATGTGCCCATACTCGGCACCAGCAGCGCCCAGCAACGGTGTTGCCCCCGTGCTCCAGAACGGGCACCTTGCACCCGACCAGTCGATTTTCCGCGTGCGATTCCAGGCGACGACCAGGTTGCTCGCCACCGCGATGGGCGAGAGCGATAATGGAGACGGCGTGACGAATGTTGTCATCACGAACGTTACCTATGAGCCGACATCGTATGACGCCGACGCCGATCCTGATACGGCGCAGATTGGGCTCGTGGACAATCGACTCGTCGAATGGCTGGTGCAGGTCACGCCGAACGATCCAGCACTCTCGGCCGATACGCACAAGCACAACCTGTACGTTGCAGCCCGCACCACAAACACCGATGGAACGTCGTACTTCCCACTGACCCAGTACGCGCAGTACGCGACGGGATCGGCTGGGGCGAAGTCCCGGAACCTCGTGAGCAATCAGCGGTTCACGCTGGCGCGGTCCGAGGTGACGACTGTCAACGGCGGCTATCAGGGGTACTACCTCGGGCTCGCGTCGGGTTCGCTTCCGACGAATGCCGTTGTGACGAATACGACAGACCTTGGGCGATGGATGGACGAGATGAAGTCGATGGACCCGACCGGGTTGTATTCGGGTCGTGGGCGAGGTCGCGGGCGCTGATTGCTCTACGGGGGCTTTGACGTGAGTGGGGTTGTTGACAAGTCGCTGTGTTCCGAGCGAGCGGTAGCCGTCCGCGTGGGCAACGTCATCTACGACGTGCCGCGCACGAGCGATGCCCGGCGGTGGGTGACGTACAACGCGCCCGAAGTGTTCTGGGATCGCATCCTGCGAGCGGTGGAAGAGTTCGAGCGGTGGGAGAGAGAGAGGGGGACGGCGAGTGACTGACCCCACCTACCAGCAAGGCACCGACATCGTGCCCACGCCTACGGGCGTGGACCTGGTGGCGCAGTCGCCCGTGCCCGACGCCGACCCGCTCGCCGAGTTCAAGGACGACCGGAAGTACCGTGCGAAGTACCTGACACCACGCGCGGCCCTTCGGCGTGCGCAACAGCGGTTGTCGAAGCTTGACAACGAATCGCAAGGGCTCGCGCCCGGCGTTGCGCAGGTGTTGAAGGAATGGGACGAGGCATATGGCGCGGGCAATCGCCGGATCGTTGACGATCTCGCGTGCATGCTGGAAGCGATGCTCCGGCGTGGTGATATCTCGGCGAAAGACTTCCGTGAGATATGGCGCGAGATCACCGACCAGACGGATGGACCGCCTACCCAGTCGATGAACCACGAGGTCAATCTGCTCAGCATAAAGCAAATTGAAGTGCCGGAAGGGACGGCGGAGCGGCTGTAGCGTGTCACACGTCTACCGCCCGCTCGGCGCGGCGCTCCAGTTGTTCGGCTGCCGTGACCGCGAGGTGGTCATCGAAGGCCCCGCCGGCACAGGCAAGTCTCGCGGCGTGTGCGAGAAGGTGTTCGCGGTTGCGGCGAAGTATCCCCGGTCGCGGCATCTCATGTGCCGCAAGACCAGAGTATCCATGACGCAAAGCGTGCTGCCGATCCTAGAGGGCGACGTGTTCGGGCCGCATGCGTTCCTGCGTGCGGGTGCCTCGCGTTCGCACCGGACGCGGTACGAGCTGCCCAACGGTGCGGAGATCGTGATAGGCGGGCTCGACAACGCCGACCGGATCATGTCGTCTCAGTACGACACGATCAGCGTATTCGAGGCGACCGAGGTCACGCTCGACGATTGGGAGAAGCTGCTATCGCGGTTGCGGAACGGTGCGATGCCGTACCAGCAAGCGGTCGCGGATTGCAACCCGAGCACGCCGACGCACTTCCTGAATCAGCGCGCGAATGAGGGCAAGATGACGCGGCTTCTCTCGCGCCACCAAGACAACCCGATCTGGTATCGGGACGGGCAGTTGACCGAGCGCGGCAAGTTCTACATCGGTGAGGTGCTGGGGTCGCTGACAGGTCCGCGCCGTGAGCGGCTGTTGCATGGGCGGTGGTGCCAGGCCGAGGGGCTGGTGTACGAGCGGTGGGACGCGGCGGTCCATGTGGTGCCGGGGTTTGCGATCCCGTCCGACTGGCAGCGGTTGCGGTCGATCGACTTCGGGTTTGTGCATCCGGCGGTGTGCCAGTGGTGGGCGATCGACCCCGATGGGCGTATGTACCTGTACCGGGAGTTGTACGTCAGCAAGTGGACGACCGATCAGCTCGCCCGCGAGATCATCAAGCTGTCGGGGAGTGAGCGGTACATCGGGACGGTGGCGGACCACGACGCGGGCGACCGCGAGATTCTTCGGCAGGCGGGCATCCAGACGTTCCCGGCGAAGAAGGACGTGCGCGAGGGGATCAACCGGGTGCAGGAGCGGCTGACCGTGCAAGGCGACGGCAAGGCGCGGCTGTATGTGCTGGCCGATGCGCTGGTGTTCCGTGACCCTGTGTGCGTCGAGGCGAAGCGCCCGTGCGGGCTGGTGGAAGAGGTCGAGGGGTATGTGTGGCGTGATAAGCCGAGGCCGGACGCACCAGACAAAGATGAACCCGTGAAGGCGGACGACCATGCGTGCGATGCTGCTCGCTATGGTATTATGTTCGCGGAGCAGCCTAAGGTGTTTGTGGTCTGAGGACCAGGGGAAACGATGGGCCTTCTCGACTGGATCACAAGCAAGCGCCGACAGCCCGCGACGGGCAATATGTCGCAGGTCTACGTTGACTCGACCATCCGCACGGGTGAGCGGCAGGTCTACTCGGCGCAGAATCCGGACGCGGCGCTCGCCGTCTCGCAATGCTTCGGCATGGTGCAGGTGGCGGTGCAGCGTGTGGCCCGCGACGTTGCGGCGGTGCCGTTGCGGCTGTACCGGCCCGCCGGGGAGCAGGGCGGCAAGGGGTCGCGCGTCGATCGTGCGGTCAAGCGGTACCTCGCGTCGGGTGCAGCCGGGAGCAAGGCCGCGACGTTCCGCGCGGACGACGAGCTCGAGATGGTGACGGAACACCCGATCCTCGATTGGCTGTCGAGGCCGAATGCCTATATGTCGGGTGTGGAGTTCCGCCAGATTCAGGCCGCGTTCAAGCTGCTCACGGGCTCGGCGTATGTGCTCGCGGACGCGGACAAGTTCGCCATGCACCCGCTCTATCCGCAATACACGCGGGTCATCGGTGGCACGGATGGCGTGGTCGGCGGGTTTGTCTATGGGCGGTCGGAAAACGATGTGGTTCTCGCGCCGGATCAGGTCTGGTGGTCGCGGTACATGCCGTCGCCGTTCAGCCCATTGGAGGGGTTGTCCCCGCTTCGGGCCGTATTCACCGAGCAGCAGGTCTACGCGGCGGCGAGTCAGATGGAGTTAGCACTGTTCGACAACAGTGGGCGTCCCGACTACATCGCCAGCGTCGAGGGCAACGCGGGGCCGGAGCTTATCGAGGCGATCAAGAACAAGTTTGAGGCCCGGCATCGTGGGGCGGCAAAGACCGGGCGCGGGGCGTTCATCGGCAACGGCAAGGTGACGGTTCAGCCGATCGGGTGGGCACCCAAAGACCTGGGCAACATCGAAACCCAGCGCCACATGGTCACACTGATCCTCGCGGCGCTCGGTGTGCCCGAGTCGGAGGTGTTCCTCAACGACGCCAACCTCGCGTCTTCGGTGACGGGGAACAAACAGTATCTACGCCAAACGGTGATGCCGATGGCGGTGCATGACGGCGAGGATTTGACGCGGTGGGTGGTCGAGGGCGTGTTCGGGCTGGACGGGTGGTGCCTCGCGCCCGAGAACATGGTCGGCACGGACTACGCGCAGGAGACGCTTGTGCTGCAATCACAGCTCGCGTCGGGCGTGGTGTCGATCAATGAGGCCCGGCTCGCGCTTGGGTTTGAGGAAGTCGAGGACGAGCAGGCCGACGTGCTGCGGATCAATGGGACGCCGCTGGGGCAGCAGCCGCAGGCGTTGAGCCCGTTCGGGCTTTCGGGGGAGGCCGATGGAGCGAAGTCTGCCGATAGCGTTCGTGGTGACGTTCAACCCGAACGGGATGATGACGGTGGGGCCGTACAGGCCGCCCCAGCCGCCCCCGAGCGAGAGCCCGACCCAGAGCCGGTCGTCGTCCGAGAAGCCCCCACTGGCGACGCTGGACCCGGCTGCGTGGGCTGCGATTGTGGATCGTGCAAAGCTCAACTGACCAGCGCCCGCAAGGCGTGGCTGGACGACGCGGCGGCGTGGGCGAAGACGGTGGACCCGATCGGTGACAACGCCGAAGAGGAAGCCGACACCCCAACTATCCGGCTTTACCGGAAGGTTCGCAAGGCACTGGAGGAACGCCGCGATGCCATTCTTCGTGCCTCGGAAGAGAAGCCGTTCGGGCTGGATCAAAGGGCCTTCGGGATGCGCCAGAAGGCGGATGCGTCCGAGGAACTTATCCGCCGTCTGCTCTCGGCATGGGGCATCACCGATCAGGCCGCTCGGTTTGCCGATGAGACAGAGGCTGCCACGCGGGCTGAGGCGCAGGCTCTCTTTGATGCGGGCGTCGAGACGGGGCTGGGGCAGGTGGCGGAGATCACCGAACTGCCGACGCTGGACAACTCACGATCGGTCGCGTTCTTCGAGAACTTCCAATCGACGTACATTCGTGGGCTCGCGGAGGTCGATAAGACGACTGCCACGCGGGTAGAGGCGGCGTTGCGTGACGCAATGGCCGGGGGCGAGAACCTTCGGGGCGTGCAGGCGCGTATCCGCGAGGTGTTCGATGGCGAGACGCCGGACGGGCAGCGTGCGAGCGATGCAAGGGCGGCGATGGTGGCGCGGTCCGAGTCGGCGCGAGCGGTGACGCAGGGGCGCTTTGGTGGGTACGCGGCTGCGGGCGTGACCAAGTATGCGTTCAAGCTGGCCCCGAATGCGTGCGAGTTCTGCGAGGCGGTCGCGCGCGAGTACGAGGGCAAGGTGGTTACGATCGGCGAGCCGCTGTATAAGCAGGGCTCGGTGTTGCAAGGTGTCGATGGTGGTACAATGAATCTCGACTTTGACGATACGATCGTGCCGATCCACCCGAACTGTGGGTGCGCGACGACGCCGGTTGTGGAGTGATTGCTATGGCTATTGAGTTCATCTTTGTGGGGATTCCTGCCATGCTCGCGCAGTTCATCGGTGGGCCATTCGACGGTGGGGTGATTGCACTCGGGCCGGGGCAGTCGTTCGTCGAGGTGGCGAGCGATGCTGGCAGTTGGACGCACTACTACATTCTGTCCGAGGGTGCCCTTCGGTACGAGGGGCGGTCGGACGGGATTGAAAGAGAGATGGTCAATGGTACTGGCATGTGAACAATGCGCCCGTGTTGGATGTCAACACGATTTCTACACGATGGGTATTATCGCTCTGGCGTGTCTGATCGCCGGGCTGGGGGTTGTCGTATGGCGTCGATCGCGGACAGGCTGCGCGAACGGTATGGGCTGAAGGCGGATACCGATGTCGGCGTGCGCCCCGCGTTCGCCGAGATCAAAGAGTCGTCGCCGGGAATGGTCACGGCCATCGCCAACACGGCGGCGATTGATCTGGTCGATGAGGTTGTGGTGCCCGAGGGTGCCGAGCGGGACGAGAAGGGCCAGCCGGTCTACTTCGGCACGGCGAAAGCCATCTTCTACAACCACAACTACGACCTGCCGCCCATCGGGACGTTCCGCAACGCCCGGCTGACCCCGAAGGGCTGGGTTTCGCAGTTCTCGCTCAGCAAGGCCACCCAGTTCGCCCGGGACATCGGGGCGCTGATCGGCGAGGGCGCGATCAACGGGGTGTCGATCGGGTTCATCCGGCTGATGGGAGGGAAGCTCACAGACGATGAGGTGGCCCGGTACGGCATGGCCGAGTTCATCACGCGGTCCTGGCGTTGGCTTGAACTGTCGGTGACGCCCCAGCCGTGCAACCCCGAGGCGTGGATCACGGGGGCGAAGTCGGTGCCCGATGAGGCGTTCGCTGAGAAGGTAAGGAAGGCTATGGAGCGGCGGGTGGTGGGCGAGGATACGGCGCGGGCGCTGGGCGTTCCGGCACGAAAGAAGATCATTGTGATGGGTGTGCGGACACCGGGATGAGAGATTTGCGTATGTGGTATACTGTGTGGCATACCTGACCGGGTTTCCGGTTTGACTCCTAGATGGAGTCCGCCCACCGTCGATCGCTACCCGACGCTGGGCATTGCAAACCAAGTGGGGCGTCGTGTCTCCGAGCGGCGATCCAGTGACGGTATCGGGTGATGAGCATGGATATACACATGCAGCCGTGCGGTTTGTAGTGGGATGGCCGACCCCAAGCGGCCCTCCCGCATTCTGGTGGCACTTGTCCGAACGGACCTGCCACCCATCGGCCGCGACTTGGTTCATCCGGTCGCGGTTGATTGGCGAGAGTACGGGGGAGTGCCCGCATCCGCAAGGGTGACGGGCGCATTGGGCGGGGTGTTCCCGCTCGACATGATGGGACAGGCTAAGAACAGCCGACTCCATCGGCGGCGCTAGTGCAATGCTAGCCCACGTCGAGCAGGCGAGCGATCGGGCCTACGTTGCTCGGGCGCTGACCTTGCGCCCACGGGGGCAGAATGAATCAGATTGCGCAGGCCCTGCGTCGGCAGGGATACAAGGGCGCGCTCAGCGACCCGAACGCCGTTCGCGCGTTCATCACGACTGAGTGCCCGATGGAGTTCACCGATCAGGACGGCAAGACTCTTACGACCGATCAGGCCGTTGAGTATGCCGCGAAGAAGGTGACGATCTCTGTTGCCGCGGACGCGGGCGAAGAGGTTGAGGTGTCCGGCGCGAAGGCCGGTGGCATGGACGACGAGGCACCCGAGGGCGAAGAGCCCATGCCCAAGTCCGCACCCAAGCCGAAGGCAAAGGCCAAGACGATCGAGAGCGTGATTGTTGCTCCGTTCGTCGGCTTCTCGCCCCAGGCGTCAGCACGCCGGGCCGAGGCCAAGGCGTACAACCGCAAGGCTGCCGAGGGCAAGGCGGCGTTCTCCGATGCCGACACCGCCGAGGCGTTCCGCGCGTGGTTCAAGACCACCGCGTTCCGCAACTTCGACTACTCGGGCAAGTCGCTTGATCGGGAGATCGTGAGCAAGGCTCAGATTTCGACCACGTTCACCGCTGGCGGTGCCTTGGTCCCCGACGAGTTCCTGCCCGATCTGGTCCGCTTGCGTGAAATCTACAACGTGGCAGACGGCCTCGCCCGCGAGGTCAAGATGTCCAACGGCACCATCTCCCTGCCCCGGCGTACCGGCGGTCTGACCGTCTACGCTCCCGGCGAGGGTGGTGCGAGCACGGCGTCCGAGGCGTCGTACGACACATACAACATCAACGCCGTCAAGCGTACGGTGCTTGCCGAGTATTCGAGCGAGCTTCTGAACGATGGTGACATCAGCATCGCCGACGAGCTGGCGAATGAGATCGTCTACGCATTCGAGAAGAACATCGCCGAGTGCCTGATCAAGGGCGATGGAACCACGACCTACCAGGGTGCGATCGGGTACCAGCAGGCCATCCTTGGTCTGTCGGCGACCCGCGCGAACATCGCTGGTGCGGTGGTGGGCACGGGCAACCTCTACAGCGAGCTTGCCATCGCCGATTTCCAGAAGGTTGCCGGTCGCTTGCCCGACTTCGACTCCATCTCTGGTGAGCCTTCTTGGTACGTCAATAAGCGTTTCTACTACGAGGTGATGGTCCGCATCACGTTGGCTGTGGGTGGCGTGACGGCTGCCGAGGTCAACGGGAAGATGGTTCCCATGTTCCTCGGATCGCCCGTCAAGTTCGTTCGCTCGATGCCCCGCACCGAGGCGAACGATCAGGTGTGTGCCCTGTACGGCTGGGGCTACGAGGCCGCGTCGATCGGTCGCGTGAACGGTTCTATGGAGATCGCCACGTCTGCTGATTTCAACTTCGACAATGACCTGTTCACCGTTCGCGGCATCCACCGCGCCGGCGTGACGGTCCACAGCGTCGGCAACGCGAGCGGCACCGAGTCCGCCCGCGAGCCGGGTCCGATCGTGGCACTTCTCACCGCCGCGTCCTAACAGGGAGGAAACCCACAATGAATCGTGACTCACTACAGCGGGTTGCACACTTCAACTTCGGCGGGGCGTCACTGGACACCGCCGATATGACCTCTGTCGAGGTGGACGTGTCCCGCTTCTCGTCTGTGACAGTGGCGTGTGGCGTCGGTACGACCGATGGCGGCTCCGATCCGACCGTGTTCTCTGTCCATATGTCGGACACCGCGACGTTCACGCCCGCTGCTGGCAACCTTGTTGCCACAGCGACCGTGTTCCCGGCGGCAGCGAATGAGCTGACCCTCATCGACATCCCCGACGTTGACCGTCGCGGGAAGTACATGGAGGTCATCGTCACCGCTGGCAACGGCGGCTCGGCGTCTGTCATTTACTGCCACGGCATCGGCATCCTCAAGGGCAACTGCCTTGGGACCGCCGCTGATCGTGGTGCAGTGGGCGTCGTGGTGGCCGAGCCTTCCTAACTCTAGATACCAGGGCCGGGCGGGTGAAACACCCCTCCCGGTTATTTACAACGCGACACGCGGGGGGTACGCATGGGATTCGCTGACACAAAGAACGTCAATATCCAGACGGGCCACGGGCAGCTCGTCATCTCCGGCTCAGCGCTGGCGGATTGGGAGCTTGCCCACAGCTCGCTCCAGACCGTGAGCACGAATGCCCTACTGAATCTCGGCACGGCGACGGCGTATCTGAACGTCATCCCGATCGCGGTCCCGCAGGGCTGCACGCGGATGTGGTTGCGCGGCGCGGTGAGCACGGACGCGACCACGATGACAACCGACCCGATCGTGGTCATCGTCGGAGCGGACGGCAACGGCATCCCAGAGCGACTTGACTCTGCGGACAGCAACGCAACGGGTGTGACGATCGACTTCCAGGTTGCCGCGACCACGTTTACCGCAGACTCGAAACTCTGGACCGACGTTCTCGGCGGTGACGCCGGGTACGACCTCAAGGGCAACCGGACGGTTTACATCCTCGTGGCGACCGCCGCTGTTATCACCGATGGAACCGACCCCGTGACGGCATCCGCATACGTCAAGTTCGGGAACTGATACCGTGGCAATCTGCACCCGCAACCAAGTCCTGCAATACATCGGGCTCTCGGACACATCATCTGAGGAGCCCGCGATCATTGTGCAGGCCGTGACGCCGAGCGGATCGTCTACGGTGTCGCAGGTCACGCTGTCGATCGCGTCCTTTGTGCTGACCGTTACTCCAAACGTGACGGCTGGTGCGGCCATTTCCCCCGCGACGTTCGATCTGCTCGACGAGGACTATGACACACTCTCGGAGTTGACGACGGCACTCAACGCGCTCGGGTATCTCAACGCGATTCGAGCGACAGAGGACGCTACGGTTCCATCGTCCCTGATCTCGGTGGACGCTACGCCGATTGCCGCTAACACGCTGGGCACGATCACCTACGACAACCCGACGACCGATAGCACGGTCGGGCTAATCGACACACTGATACCGGCGGTGGAACTGGAGTTTGAGCGGTTCACGGGGCGGAAGGTGGACGCCGAGGCGCTGGACGAGCGGTACGACGGGGACGGGGCGGAGGTCATCGTGTTGCGGTCGGCACCAGCGACGGTGACGGCGGTTTCGCTGATCGACGCGGACGGGTCGGCAACTACTGTTGCGTCCACGGAATACTACGCGGACACGGAGCGGGGCTTCCTGTACGCCCGGAGCGGATCGACGCACACCTACGGCTTTGTGCCCGATGGGTACGGCGACGGGCCCGCGCGGAACCGTGCGCCGCTGTACCGCTGGCCCGAGGGCACGCGGAACGTGCGGGTGCAATACACGGGTGGGTGGTCCACTGATTCCAACGATCCCAACTTTGTGCCGGCGGACCTGTCGCTTGCGGCGTGTCGCCGGATCGCGGACCTGATCGCGGATCGGCGGAACAATCGGATGATGACAACAGACTCTATGCAGGGCCGAATGTTGGTCCGCAACGTGGCGTCTGAATACGCCACGCTAATGAACTACTTCGGCCCTTGGCGGCGGGAGGCGTAGTGCTTTCCAACGCCAACGCCGAGGTATCTGTGTTCGTGCGGCAGCAATCGCGCGATGTGTCCGGCGCGCTCATTACCAAATGGGCTTGCTCGGCACACAAGGCGGCGTGCTACATCCAGACGAATACGGCTGCCGAGAACGTGCGTGCGGGCGGGGAGCGTTCGGTGTTCGCAGGCATTGCCGAGTTCCCCATCTATATCGACGTGACGCAGGGTGATCGGCTTGTGTGGGATACCAGAACGCTCCAGGTGGACGCCAGCCACCGCGTATATCGCAATGGTGACTTCGCGGACAGGTATCGGGTCGAGTGGTCGGAGGTGCGCAATGCCGGTGCTTAGTTGGAACGCTCCCGACATCCTCGACACCACAAAGAACGCCGTGGACAAGGGGTTGCAAGCGTCGGCGGCGGTGCTGGTCGCGTCGGTGCAGAACAAACTTGGGCTGCGTGGTGCCCCGTACAAGACGCTAAGCAAGGGCCGGGCGATCCTGAAACAGGTCGAGAAGGATGGGTACTTCAAGTTGGGCACAAAAGGAAAGGGGGCTTTCCGAGCAAACTCGGCTAGGAAGCGGGCGTATCTCGCGGCGATTGAGGAGCGGGACAACTCGACCAAAGACACTTGGGGGTATGACCGTGTTGACCCGCCGGGTGGGTATCCGCGTCGGCGCACGGGCGACCTTCTGCGATCGGCTGGATTCGAGAAGGCCGGAGACCTGCGATACGAGGCCGGGTACGGCACGGAAAACAAGGCGTACATCTACGGCGCATACCACGAGTTCGGATCGCCGGGCGGGCTGATCCCACCCCGTCCCGTGTGGAACCCGTCGTGGAAGGGCGAGCAGGCGAACATGCTTGAAGCGTTCATGCGGCAGGCGTCGATCGAGTTCCGGGGGAACGTTGGGCAATGAGCTGGGGTGAAGTCGCCAAATCGCTGTATACGCTTCTCGACGGCGACACCGGAGCTGGTGGCCTGCGCAACTCTTCCAGCACCGCCTACGTCAACTCCATCTCGCAGGGCCTGTCGATCAAGAACGCCACCCTTCCGATTGTGACGTTCTTCGGCATCTCGGGCACGCCGGATAACGTCTTCGACCCGAACAACAAGGTCATGGACTACGGCTTTCAGGTGGACGTGTTTACGCTCGCCAATCTCGGCGCGTACGCCCACGAGCCCATCGTGGCGCGGGTCAAGTCGAAGCTCGACCGACAAACGTTGTCGGTGACGGGATGGGTCAATGGTGCCATGTTTCTCGATTCCGAACAACCCGTGCAGATTGAGGGCGACTACCTCCGCACGGTGCTCCAGTTCTCAGTGTTCATCAACGATCCGTCTTAGACGGTGGGGGCGGTATGGCTGTCTTTGTGGTCAATGGTGTGGTCCCCACTTCCTGGGCGGGGAACAATAACGGCATCCTGATCGGCGTGGGAACGGGCGCTGGCGTCAAGCACCGCGAGGCTTCGCTGTCGATTGATGCGGGCTCGAACGATACGACCGCGTTCTCGGCTGCGGCCGCGTTCACGTCGTCGATCACGGGGCTGCGCGGGTCGTCGGTGCAGTTCTCCGGCCGCTGGGAACCCGCGAACAACTCCAACTCCATCGCCATCACCTACACGAACGGGTACATCGCCAACCTTCGCCGGTTGACCATGAACATCTCGTATGCGGTGCAGGAGTCTACGGTGTCGGATGGCTCTGGTGTCGTGGCCCGATCGTATCTGCCGGGGCTCTACACGGTCCGAGGGCAGTACGAGTGCTTTGTCGATGACACCACGGCGATCGTGCTGCCTGGTAGTTCCACGTCGGGCTCGGCGACGTTCAAGTTCATCGAAAACTCCAGCGACGACCATACCGCTGCGGGCACGATCCGATCAACGGTCGCCAATATCGGCATGGCCGTGGGCAACATCCCGACGATCACCTACGACTACGAGTTTGAGTCTGCGGTGACGTTCGCCGGTGAGACCGACGGCTCTACCGGGACGTACCACAGCTCGCCGTTCAAGTATTGGATCGACTCGGCCTCTGGCGTGCTCGGCACGTCGGCGACTGGATCGCTGGTGCTGACGGCGGCGACGGGTCGGACGTACACGGCAAACGCATTCCCGGCCGCGATCAACATTGAAGCGGTGGTGGGGCAGCCTCTCGGGATCACGGTCAACGCGCAGATTTCCGGCAACGTGACAGTGGGATAAGTCTATGGCTGGTGGCGTTCGCAAACTTGGCACTTCGATGGTCGAGATTTCGGCGGACATCGCTCCGCTGGAGGCTCGCCTTGCCGAAGCAAAGCGCCTTGTAGAGCAGTACGAGATGGACGTGGAGGCCGCGAAGGCGCAGGCCAATATGTCTGACGAGGACCGCTATCAGGCGACGTTGCAACGGTTCGCGGTGGAGGCCGAGCAGAAGCGGCGTGCGATTGCTATGGAGCAGGAACACGCCGATGCCATTCGTCGATCGGCGTCCCAGGTTGCTACAGCAACCAAAGAGGTTGAGCAGAAGGGTGCCGCCGGATTCGCCGCCGCAGATGGTTTTACCGACAGGATAAAGAACGCCACTGCACCAGCCCGTGGTTTCATCACGGCGCTTTCCGGCGTTGTTCGCATTCTTGGTGTTGCTGGAGTTGCAATCGGCGCGGCTGGGCTGGCGTTTGGAAAACTCCGAGACTTCATCTTTGGTTCTCGTCGAGAGATCGAAGCCTACAACGCTCGGATTGCAGAAACCAACAAGCTGCACGCCGAGTTTACAAAGATAGCCGAGAGGCTTCGTGGAGAGGCGAGAACGGCGCTTGGTTTGGAGTTCTTTGGAGAAGATACAGACAGATCGGAACTCATTGCACAAATCAGGTCGATTCAGGAGGAGATTCAGAAGCTAGAGGAAAGGCGAGATGGTGGTCGGTTCACCGGAGTCGGCCTGCTATCCACGCTTATCTTTGGCGGAAGAGAGAAGCGGATTCAGGATGAGATACGAGAGGAGATGGCCGGACTTGAAAAGGCGCTGTCTTCCGCCGGCGCAGCAGCATCCGCCGCGCTCGACAGAACAGCAGCACAAGGTGAGGCGTTTGTACGCAACCAGAGGGCGGCTTATCAGGAAATGATGGCCGAAAGGGTGGCCGCGCTAAAGGATGTCGAGGAATCAGAAAAGCGAATCTCTCGAATGGTCGAGGATTCTTTGCGAGCGATTTCCGACAAGCCGAGATATATCGAGGAAGCCAAGCGAGCGGCGGTCGATGCGGTGAAGGCCAGGGCGGAAGCAGACGCGGAGTTGGCGGCGCAAGAGAAGGCGGACGCCGCCGTCGCCCACGCCGCCCGCATGGACAATATCGCCCGCGAACACGAGGCCATGATGCGGGCAATCGAGGAATACAAGGCGAAGATCGTGGGGGCGAACACGGCATTCGGTGGCATTCGCAATCTGGAAGCGATCCCCGGCATCCTCGAAAAGTTGGTCAACCGAATCTAGGGGGTGGGTGTGGCGCTGACGTTCAGCCGACAATACGCCGAGGGGTCGATGGGCACGGGGGCCGTGTTCGGCGGGGTGTCTGTTGATTCCGACACGATCCGCTATCTGGTGCCCGGTGCGACAAAGGCCGACGCGCTTGCCAACGTGGACTTGCAGGCGCTGATCGCTGCGGGCACGCACCCAGACGGAATCTCGGGCCTGTTCCTCCAGGCGACAAACCCGACCGAGCGTGTGGGTGCCGGAACGGATGTCGGGTGGTACGTGGACGTGGTGTACGGCAAGAACCGCATGAGCGGTTCCGACGTGCGTGTGACGCCGCCCGATCGCACGTCACCAGACTACCGCCTCGATAGCACGTCATCGCGGATCGAGACGATCACAGTGCCGGTACTCGCCGAGTTCGAGCTTGTCGGACCTCCCGACCCGTTCGGAACAGATTTCGAGGTGGTGTCTTACGAGCGGCACGATATCAAGATCGCGCTGCCGATGACGCAATACACGCTCAAGATCAACACAAGCACATTCGGATCAACGCAGGTATCCGCGATCGCGGGGCAGATTGGTAAGATACACTCATTCGGTGGGCGGAAGTGGTTGTTTCAGAACGGGTCGATGGACGAGATCGAAGAGGGCGTCTACTCGCTCGCGTACACATGGCTCAACGATCCCGGAACGCCAGAGGTGACAATCCCCGCGCCGGGCTCCGGTCAGCAGTACCTCGTGACACCGGAGAGGGAAGCGTTTCAGGAATACGTTGTTCGGCCCTACGTCGATGGCTTCGGGCTCCAGCGGTTCGAGGTCATTGTGGTTGATACCTATGAGGAAGATTTGACAGGATGGACAGGGCTCCCCGGCAATCCGACACCATAACGCCGATGATCCAGACCGGGGTGTACCTGTACCCCGGCGTGGTCGAGAGCGTGACGGGAACCGATGGGTCCAATGAGGCCCCGCCGGAGCAGTTGTCATTCGTCATCACCTATTGGGTCAACGGCAAGCCGTACAGGGCGACGGCGGTACAGAACGCTTGGCGACTGCACGATGACACGATCGACGGGGTATCGGTGAAGGTGTACCCGATCAAGCCGGGTACGCCGGTTCTGGTGTGGAAGTCGCCCCAGAAGGTCTATGCGTTGTTCCCCGAGCGTATCGCGCTTCGGGCGTGCCCGGAGGCGTAATGGCGATCAAGCGGACATATACCGAGCGGTTGTACCTCAAGGCGTCGGAGGCGGCGGTGGTCTTCGACGTGTCGGAGCTGACCGAGGCCACGGTCTATCTCGACTACGACTCGGCATCTGGGGCGGCGCTGTCTACGGCGGTTGTGACGGTCGAGCGTTCACCGGACGGCGAGGCGTGGTACGCGATGCAGTCGGCGACCACGCTTTCATCCGAGGCGGCAACCGCCGACCTCGACGTATCGAACACAAACAGGCTCCGCGTGCGGGTGTCCACCGCACAGGCGGACGCGGGGTATGCAAACATTCACGTCGTCGGCGTAGTGGACGCCGGGCAATAAGGGGGAATCATGGCGACTATCTACGCATTGGAAGGCGATCGTGACTGGTCGAATACCGGGTCATTCAATACCGCGATCGACGGGTCTGGTTCGGCTGGGCTCCCGACCACCGGCGACACGCTCATCGTGTTCGGTGAGACGCGGGTCACGGCGGGACACAACGGGCTCGCGGCGGTGGACCTTGCGGCGTGCTACGTTCAGGGACGGGGGAATCTGTCCGGCACGGCGGCGATCACGCTCCAGGTGTCGGACGGCGGCGCAGGGATCGCGGCCATCTCGAACGGGTCCGGTCGGCTCCAGATCATCTCGGGCACGGCTGGCATCGACACGCTGGTCTGGAACCCGCGATCGGGCGGCGCGATCCTGTCGCTGGAGTCGGGCACAGTGCCCGATCTCCGCTGGCAGAATGGCGTGTTCGAGCAGCAGTCGGCGGCGGTGGTCACGACGATGACAAAGACATCGCCCAGCCGGGGGATCATCTACGACGGGTCCACAGCAATCACGACGCTCTACAACCTCGCGGGGAATCTGGAGTGTTGGCGGTCGGTGACGACGTGCTGGAACTCCGCACCGCTTCTAGTGCAGGGTGACGCGGCGCTGGCGACCATCAACAACTTCTCGCGGCTCAACGATCGGTCGAGCGCGGCCCCGACGACACTGAACCAATACGCGGGCGTGTATTCGCCAGCGGGCTCGCCCGTGTCGCGGCAGATCACCACGATCAATCGTCGCGGTGGGCAGGTGGTGACGCACGTACAGGGCCGGGAGATTCTGACGGCGGGGACGTACAACAACTTCACCGGCCAGCCGAATACGCTCGCTCAGGAATCGTTGAGCGATGCGTCTGGTATCTTCAACGCCTAATGGGATCGGCATGGCTGACAAGTGACGGTGCGGCTCGGGTGTGCAGCGATGGGCTGTATATCTCCGACGAGCCGTGCGCGGCGGTGTGTGGGGGTGGTGCCGCCGCGAACTGCTGCACGGGCACGCAGCTATACAACTCTACCGGCGCTTGCCAGAACAATGAGGCGGCGTATGTCGGAGGAACAGGGACCGAGTTGGGGCAGCCTGACCCGCGGATATATCAATATCGAATGCAGGTTTCCGCAACGATTAGAACTCAGGAGGTTCGTTTTCGAGGAACAGATGTTTATACGCAGACTGGCGCGACGTTTGATATCCAGTATCAGATTAGGTGCGTCAATGCTGTATCTCCTCAGCCGTTTGCGATATCTGGTTCGACAAATCTTTTTCCCGCAACTGGGGTGCAGGTGTCGCTGCCATCAAACATCGTCTTACATCAGGTTGCCCAGTGTAGCGTTCAGTTCTTTTTTGGCAATAACATAGCCGGTACGGGTTTTTCCGGCATGAGAGAAATGCTTCTCAACTGGAACGCCCCTCCAGTTGGAGGAGCGATTACTGGTGGAGGCTTGGCATTTTCGCACTACGTTTTTTCTGGAGTCGGAGTGCCGAATACAAAGTGCCCGGTTGATAGACAGTGCCAAACAGGTTCGTACTCATACGAGGAAATCACGAGTTCTACAAACCCGATCGCGCTGGATAGATACGTTGAAACGTCGTGCATTATCACGCCGGGATTCTTGAAGTGTGGTCCGGGTGCCCTCGCCGCACTTGCCAAGAAAAGCGGCGTCTCCCCCGAGATCGTTGCCGCCGTCCAGTCCCCCGATCCCGCCGTCGCTGCGGCAGCCGCCGCCCAGATTCGTGCTATGGGTATTTCCTGCTGTGGAGGCTAGCCGCCAATGGCCCCGTCATTTACCGACCCCCAGAACGAAAGAGAGTGGATCGCCCAGATCGGGCGCGACCTCGCACACCTTCGAGGCGATGTCTCGGACTTCCGGGCCGACGTGAGCGCCCGCATGGAGCGGGTAGAAACGCGCGTCGGTGACGCCCTGCCCGATCTCGCGCACCGCGTCCACAACCTGGAGCAAGAAAACGCAAAGACCGTCACACGCCGAGAGGCGTGGATCGTGTCTTTCATCGGGGCGATGGCGGCTGGCGCTGCGGGATGGCTCATAGCCGCATTCACCGGAAACCACCCGCCGAACCCGTAAGTTCTCATCATCATCGGCATGGTACAATATGCCCAACCTATGCGCGATCCGCGCGGGAGGGCCGATGTACCGATGGGTATGGATATCGGATTCACACG